GTTGAGCCTAATAAGACAATAGACATATATTTTCCTTATAAAACGACCCAGCGACTACCGCTAGGAACAGTTACAGAAACACCTGATGCAATCGTGATTGGACCAGTAGACATAGCATTCTTGTTTGTGCTGATGGTGTAACTACCGTTTACAGTTTTGCTATTCTCATAGAAAATATCATCTGCACCGTTACCACGAGCGCCGCCGCCGATTTCAACGACAGTACCAGTAGAAGTCTCTGTGAATATCTTACGATCTGTTACGTTGACCGCTAACTCGCCCTGAACTAGCTGACCCGCTGTTGGGACTGAGCCAGCCGTTGAGCTGTTTTTAATTACAATGGTTGTTGGCATTAATACGTTCCTCCGTCAATTGTACCGCCACTAATATCTGAACCAGAAATCGTGGCTGATGCTGTCATCGCCGACGTTCCATTACCTTTTACATAACCAGTCAATGTCGTAGCACCGGTTCCACCGTTTGCAACAGCCACAGTGCCTGTGACATTCGCTGCATTACCACTAATGTTACCGCTAATCTTTGATCCTGCTAAAGATGTAATCCAGCTTGGATCTGCATAACTACCAGTAGTAACAACACCATTGGTTGCTGTTGCGGCATTTCCTGTAATACTAATACCCCAAGTACCGCTTGCACCAGTTCCAGTTGGGCTAGGAACATCTGTACCAATTGCTAAACCGATAGAACTACGCAATGTAGTACCCGATTCTACCACAAAATTAGTACCATTGCCAATAATAACCCCATTATCTGTAGGGGTTAATCCAGCAACATCTGCTAATTGTGGGTCATAGGCTTGGACATCTGTGCCAATGACTAAACCAAGGCTAGTTCTTCCAGTAGAAGCATTGAGTCCTGTAGAACCACCATCCCATTTAAGGCGATCGGTATAGGCTGTATCCCATTCAGACTGCTTTGTGGTGGTTGGTAGCGAATAACCAGACGCAAACGCTAATGCTAAAGTTCCTGCTGAAGTTACTGGAGATCCAGTTACAGCAAATCCTGTTGGGGCTGTTAAAGCGACACTTGTAACCGAACCAGATCCGGAAGAACTAATCCATTCAACATCGGTAGCAGTTCCGTTTAACCCAAGAACTTTACCAGCATTGCCGGTATAGCTTGGAAGCAAGTTTACACGGGCGTTAGCTGCTGTTGTAGCGCCTGTACCGCCATTAGCAACTGCTACAGTGCCTGTAACATTGGCTGCATTGCCGCTAATATTACCACTAACTTTAGAACCAGCTATGCTAGTAATCCACGCAGGATCAGCATACGAACCAGTAGATACAATTCCGTTAGTTGCTACTACTGTACCAGTTAGTTTACTACCGTCTAACGAGGTAATCCAACTAGGATTGGAATATGTACCAGAAGTATAAACTCCGTTGGTTACTGTTCCTGCATTACCGTTAATGTCTCCTACAATCGTAGAAGAGAATGTTTTGATACCAGCAATTGTCTGATCACCAGTAGTGTAAACACCGTTGGTAACAGTAGCAGCATTTCCGCTAACATCAATCGCCCAAGTACCAGAAGCTCCTGTACCAGTAGGACTGGGAATATCGGTTCCGATAGCAAGCCCTAAATTGGTGCGAGCTGTTTCCGTATCGGACGCACCAGTACCGCCATTACTTGTGGCTAAAACACCGCTAATGTCGTCAGTGCTTATAACAATATTATCCCAAGAGGTGTTTGCACCATCAGTCTTGAGATATTTACCGCTGTTAAATTGTTGTGTAGGCGCTAAAGCATTGAAGGCTTTATTAGGGTCTGTCTGTCCAGTACCGCCTTGCGATATAGACACAGGAAAGCTCAATGACTCTGTTTGTCCGTCTAAAGATCCGCCAGAACCTCTATAAATTGCCATGTAGTAGTTCCTCTATTTGTTTAAAGATACTCTTAGAATACCCTTAAACAAAGCCCCTCCGAAGAGGGACCTTGAAGCCTATAATTAGGCTGGAACAGCTAGAGCGATAGCAGAAGTATCACGCAACTCTGCAACACCGTAGAGGGTGTCAGCAGTGAAGAGCGTACCCAAGTACTCTTGCTTGTACTGAGTTTGGCTGCGAACAGCTACTTGCTCAGCGAGAACAGCAAAGTCCTTGTGTGCCATCAAAGCAATGCGATCGCCATCAGTTGCAGCGTCAGCATTGGTGGTTACATATACGGATACACCGTAGATGTCGCCGATCATACCGTTACGGATGCTGTTAGCAGAAGCAGCCTCACCAACGCTATTGAAGGTGGTGAAAGTGTCTAAGCCAAGCAATGTGTTACGGCTTGATGGAGGGATGATGAAGAAACGACCGTCCATTGGAACATCGTTGTCATCTAAGCGCTGAATGGTACGGCGGATAGCAGCAGCAGTCAAAGCAGCAGCAGTGCCGGTGTACAGAGTCGTACCGTCGTCACCTTTGTAAGCCTTGTCATAAGCAGCAGTACCGTCGCCACCGTTAGCACCACGACCTAAACGAACTAAGTCGGTGTCAACTTGCCTAGCGAGAGCATAACCAGCGTCATCAGTGTAGAATTGACGGAGCGAAGACAATGCCTGAACTTCGACGATGTCCTCGATCAAGCGGCTATATTCATAGTGCTTGTTGATGTATACGAGTACTTCAGACTCGGTGTTTGCGTTCAAAGTAACTTGAGTTTCAGCAACTTTCAAGTTAGCAGAGCCACGAACAGGAGCTGGAATGTGAACGGTGTCACCTTTCTTGCCCTTGAATGACATCTTTTTGAACAAATTAGCAGCAACTAAATTCTTTTTGTAAGCTGCTACGATTTCGTCAGACCAGATTTCTGGAATGAACGTTCCCGCACGAGTGGCGGTTACATGGTTAGTACCTAATGGCATTTTATAAATCTCCTAAGATTAAGTTATTTAACCCTGTTTTCAGCATAGGCAGCCATGATTTCATCTTGTAGCGCCATATACCGATCAGGATCAGTCATTTTCAATTTGATAAGGTCAGCCCGTCTGTAAATCTTTTTGCTTACTTCTCCAGATCCGCCAACATCCACTGCTGCAGCACGTAATGCTGTTTCTTGAGCCTTGGTTTCGACTGCGTTTGATAATTGCTGCTGTTGCGTTGCTTTGATTTGCTTGAGTTCTTTGTAAGTACTTAGCAATTCATCTGCTGCAGGAAAATCAAATTCAGTATCTGCCTTGGTAAACAAATCAATTCGCACTGGGCTTGCTTTAACCCACTCATGGAAGTTAGCGTTTTGTGCTATTTCCATATAATCAGGATGCTTAGACTGCAACTGTTGTGCAATCTTCATCTTCTTCATTTCGAGTGCTGCTTGTTTTGCTTCAAGAACTGCAGGGTGCTGATCGACAGCTTTGTTTACAGCCTGTCTTGGATCAACAAAAAAATCTTCTTCTGGTTCTGATTCAGGTTGTTTCTGTTGCTTGGCATCGAGTTGTTGCTTGAGGAGTTGATCAGCGAGACTACGAACCTCATGTACTTCTTGTGCTTGTCGTCCAATGAGCTTTTCAGCTTCTTGGTGCATCTTAACGATGTCTTCTAGTGACTTGCCCTTGTACTTATCAGGAACTACTTCCTGTTTAGGTTCTTCAACTGGAGTCTCAATTTCTTGAGGTTGTTCCTGTTTTACTTCATCGATCTGACTATAGGTTCCTTCTTGCAGTTCGTTTTCTTCAACAAATTCAGCCATAATAATGCTCCTGTCACAAAGTGATTGTAGGATTTATAAAATAACAAAGGTGCTTACGCAGTATCTTTGTCTCTATTGAGCTTACGCTCTTGTGCCAACTTCTCAGCTCTTCGTTTCTCCCACTTACTCGTTGCACTAGGAAAAATCCCAGTAAACGGTTCGAGGTTGATACGAGGTGTTGATAATTGGCGATGTGCGGTCAAGCCACACTCCGAACAAGTAACGCTAACGGTATCAATTTCCACTAGTTTTTCTTGTTCATGTCCGGCTTCGCAAAGGAAGTCGAACAACCTACGAGGCATCTGAAGCGTCTCCCGACGAGTTCTGAAGTTGCTCGTAAGCCTTTGCTGAAGTATCTCGTAAGGTTAGCACCCATAAAATGATGTCTAATTGTCCTTTACGGAAAAACAGCGTTTTTTCATCTGGAACGCTCATCAAGTTGTCAACGGCTTTCTGCATTTCCTTGAGGTCAGTGACTAAATCTAACCAACCTTGCGTTGACATCATTGAAAAACGATCGTCATAATACTTTTGAAGTTCTTTGTCCACAGTTTTCTCCTTTAATGGGAACTGTGTTGTTAAATTACAACACTGTGGCTGATATTACCACAGTTTTGTTAAAATGTCAAGCACTTTTTGATTGTTTTTGCAACATTTGTAAACTAGCGATACGCTCGTTACTCTTAATATCCTCTTCTTT